TCTGTTCATATTTGTATTATACTATGCTTTAGTAGTTAATACAACAATTAAGGAGGAAAAAGTTGTCCGCCTTCAATTGCTTACGCAAATTCGGCGGACGCGCCTTATATCCCCAGCCCTAAAGGGCGGGGTTTTACGGCGCTTTCGATAAACACGCATCAAAAAAACAGGAGCTGCCGCTCTCAGGATATCCCGATAGAGATTCCATGAAAGCAGCAGCTCCTGTTGTATCACGGCCGCATCAAGAAAATCAGCGGCGCATAGCCACGAAACAGCCGACCGATGCGGCGACTGCTCCGATCCAGAGCAGGTAAATGAAGGGCTTCGTGCTGACGGAGGCGGTCACGGCGACCTGCGCTTCTTCCTCAGCGGATGGCAGGAGCTCGATGCGCGCCTGTGAATCGTTGCCGGAGATGCCCGTCAGGCGGATGCGCTTCTGACCGCCGAATACGGGAATCGGCGAAGAAGTGCCGCCGTCGTGCGTCGCGATGATGGTCGGCTGCACGTGCTCGACCTTCTCGCCATCCGTCACGGCAATCGAGGCCGTCACGAGCGTCGTGCCGTCCGGCTGTCCTTCCATCGTGACATCGTCGTAGCGGTAGGCGAACAGGTCGCCCATCTCCATGCGGCCGCGCTTGAGGATGAGCTCCATGCGGTCCGCGCCTTTCGGCGGCGTCGGCGCGATGTAGATGTCGCCGAAGAGCGTGTGGGCGATGGCCGGCTCGCGCGCGGCATCCTCACCGTTCTTGTGGAGCTTCGTCATCGCCCGCACCTCACTGCCGTCGACGAGGTAGCGGTAGAACTTCATCGTGCCGTCTTCGGCGAAGAGCTGGCCCTCATACGTGACCGCATAGCCGCCGATCGTCACGCTGTCGCCGGGCTTGAACTCCTGCGAGAGCGACTGGCTGGCACCGCCCGAGCGCACCAGCAAGACGCGAATCAGCATCGTCCGCGAATATCCGCGAAAGCTGATTGTTGCATAATAGATAGAAAGCCCCTTGGTCTTCATTGATCAAGGGGCTTTCTTCATCTTGTGATAGCAACTCCGCACAGAATCGCGGCTACTGCCTGCCATGCTTTAATCCTATTCTTCAACCCCCGCTCTGTCTTCTCGTGGGCTTTCTCGTTTTTCAGGAACTCCGCCCTGGTATCGTCCAAGTATTTCTGCGCTTCGGCGAGTGAGTTCCCGGCCGCTTGTGACTGCTGCTGCAGCGTCTGCAACTGCTGCTGCAGCGTCTGTGTTTCTTGCTTCTGCTTCTCCAAGTCGCTCAAGAGCAGCGCGGTTTCGCTCTGTGATGCTGTCAATGCCTGTTTCAAGTTCTGCGTTTCGACTTTGGATTGAGTCAGCTCTTCTCTGGTCTGCTTCAATGCCTGTGCCGATGTCTGTAGCGCACCCTGTGCTTTCTTCAAGGCCTCGGCTGACTGCATCAATGCTATCTGCTGCTTTCTGTTGTTCTCTTGTAGTTCGGTCAAATCCGTCCTCGACATGGTAACTGTCTGTTGTTCCGGTGCTGGGGACGCTAAAGAGATACCAGGCAAGGCCAGCACAAAGCAGGCAGCCAACAGCAAACAGTATAATTTTAGTCCTCTCATTCATGGTTCCGCCCTTCTTTATACGCGCATTTCTTTCGGCTGCGGAATTGGATTTTCGTCAAACAGCCGGTCTTCGATTCCTCTAATCCGGTCGTCATGAAATTCTGCTTCTTCTGCCAAGCAGCGGAATTTTTCAAAGGCGTCCAGCAGAAGAATATACTGCAGGCTTGTCATGGTTATCCCTCCAGTGCTTCCAATGCGTCGGCCTTCTCATGCACAAAACGGTTTCTGAGTCCTGCCACGACGCTTGTGCTGCCGTTCACCCAGTCTTTCGGGCTATGCATGCCTTTTCCTGTCCATACAGCATTGTCGGCTTCACCAATCAGGAAATCATAGATTGCCGCAATCATGTCATAATCAAAAGCTTTGTCGTTGACATACGTCAGGTTCGGCCAGCCGCTATAATCCTTCTTTTCTGCGTTGAACATACTGTGTACCGCTTCTGTGTACAGTTCCGTCATGTTGCCGGCACCGTACTGCACAGCCCTGGACATAAGCACCGCCTGCATGGCTGCCGTTTTCGTTTCGATCTCGTATCCTGCTTCCCGCAAAACGGCCGCAGCCGGATTGTAATAGACGGATACAGCATAGTCATCCTGCAGCTTCGCGAATCCTTCCGGGTCGTTCTCGCCAATCTTCTGCCACAGGCTCACAAATTGCGGCGAATTAATTTCAAACTCACAAAGCAGCCTGCCGTAATTTGCCAGGTCATCGTCCGGGTAATCACAAGCCCATTCGCGGAAAGCATTCACGGCCCCCATATTGCTGGAAAGCTGATAGATGCCGTATGATCTGCCGCCAAGGTCGCCCGCCCCAGATGATACACAGCCGGGGTCGCCGCCTGCTTCGTATTTTCTTACCAAGTCCGTCTTTTCCATTTTCAGCCCTCCCAGCGCGCTGCATAGCCGCGGGTGTCTACATGCACAAAACCAGCGCTGTAATAGCGTCCGATGCCATCCGCCCCGCATTCTTCGGCGATGTTTGCCAGTTCGTCCACGCTCATGCCATCCGGACAAATAACATCCGCGGCACGGCCATAGACGTGCTGGCTTCCCGGCACGCCGCCGACTTCGGCGTTATGAGATGGGCAACGATAGCAACAGGACAGCACCAATGGGCCGCCTACGCTTTCCCTCATGGCATCCAGTACATTCTGCAGACGTTCATCAATTCCATCTGCCGGCAGCTGCCCGCAGCACTTGCATGCCATTTCTTCTGCTGAAAAATATTTAGCCATTTTTCATTTCCTCCCGAATTTTATTGACGATGTTTTTCCTGTCTATCGGTTCCGCTGGTGGGCTGTTATATTTCGAATCGGTATCGTACTTTGTCCATGCTGCTTTTGCCAGCGCCGCAATCAAACCAAGCGCCGCGCCGACCGCAGAAACGCCCTGCCAGCACGAATTCAGTTCGAAATTATACCCATACAGGGCCTTTAGCCAATACCCCAGCACCCACGACAGCAGGACCAGGCACAAAAAGGCCATGGCAATGACAACCATGAAAATCACGATTGCCAGCCATTCTTTTTGTGCCCATGCTGTAAACTGCAGAAATTTTTCTTTCACGGTTCAGCCTCCTACTTTTGCTTTAACCGCCACAGCAATGATATTAATCAAGACACTGGCCAGCGTGCCGATTAAGGCCGCTGTCGTTTTGAGTCCGTCCAGGCGGTGGGTATTTGATTTTGCTCTTTGTTCCACCGCCGTCAATCGGTCCCGCATTTCTGGCAATCCTTTCAGCTCGTCTTGTATTTGCTGCGTCCGTTCATCGATTCTTGCAATCTTTGTTGATAAGGAAATCCAGAAATCTCTGTCATTCATACGCCTGCACCTCCTTAAAATATTTCCAGTCCGAAAGCCATCCATACCTCTTTAGCAATTTCATCCCGCAATAATGGCACATTGGCCCGTACAGATCGGCCAAGCCACGATGCTAATACCTGTTGGATATAATCAAGCTGCATCTTTCCGTCTCGATATTCCCGCTCAAAATGCTTGATCATGCGCTTTGTCCTCTTAATATACCGTTTCCGCAGTAATTTATACCCAGTAAAAATTCGATATCCCAAGAAGTCAATTCCGTGTGAAACAGGGAATACTGACGTTTTGTGATTTAGCGATAGCGCTAGATTTTCCCGCAGATATTCGCTTATGGTTCTCCACAGTTCGTGCAGATAGTTTTTATCTGGGTGGAAAATCAGAAAATCATCCATATAACGAATGTAGTATTTCACGCCCAATTTCTCTTTTACGAAATGATCCAGCTCGTTTAGGTAAATATTCGCAAACAATTGACTTGGCAGGTTCCCGACCGGTATGCCCGTCTCCCTATCTGTACTATCCAGAATCACGTCAATCAGCCAGCGCGTTTCCCGGCAGCGTATTTTCTTAAATACGATTTCCCGCAGGATTCTTTTATTGATGGACTGAAAATATTTGCTTACGTCGCATTTCAGGCAATACATCTTGCCATATTTGCGCCTTGTCTCTCTAAGGTATTCCGTCACTTTATCTACACCGGCATCCACTCCTTTTCCTACCCTGCAGGCAAATGACGTGTCTATAAATCTACGCTCAAATATCGGTTCTATGACGCTGCATAGCGCATGATGCACAACGCGGTCACGGAATGGCGCCGCCATGATCAGGCGCACTTTCGGGTCATAAACATAAAATGTTTTATATTTCCCCGGCTGATAGGTTTTATAGAGCAAATCATTTTGTATATCCCATAGGTTTGATTCTAAATGATATTCGAAATCTAAAACGTCTGCTTTCTTTCTCTTTCGTCTCTGGGCTAAAAGAAAGGCATGGTATAGATTCCGATAATCATATATCTGAGTAAATAAATTATTAAAAGTCTTCATGTAAAGATAAATAAAAATAGCGCGCCAATCGTTCCACCTCTCTATGTACTAGACTAGCGCGCCTAAACCTATTTCTCCTGCGCTAAAAAGCCACAAGAAGGGCCTGGCCTCCTTTGCCTATGTTATATCTTGGTACCCATTAGGTGCCAAGCTCTTGACGGTTAGGCAGAGCCGCGCGGAACCCGTTGTTGGTCCACCGATTCGACGGAAGTTCGTTCAGGTTCAAAGCGAAGCCGGAACGGGCATTGGCGCCGTTGTCCCAGTTCGCACCACGTAGAGCGGCACGCACACGCACACAGGCCAGCCCCTATTTATTTGTCTCGCTGCGCCTTGGCCCATCCGCCAATCATACGGCCGATTTCGTCAAGGCGTGCGGTCCAAATCTCATATTTCTTGAAGCTGATATATTGCATCTTGAAGGCCATTCGTACCAAGCTCCGAATGATATCCAGCTGGGTATCGACTTCTTGCATGGTCGTTTTCTTATAATACTTTTTGTTGCATACGATGATAAGCCGCAAAAGCTCGTACATTGCTTTCTTTGTATCTGCGGCCAGTCCGTACTTTTCAGCACGCGGATATTGTCGCAGCGCAGTATAAGCATAAACAATCATGTCTTCGCACTTCTGCTTGATTTTCAATTCTTGCAGCATAATAGCCTCCATTTTTTTTTGCGGCCAGGCTATCGCCCGGCCGTCAGATTATCAGCCGTTCAGATTACTGATTTTCAAGTGACAAAGCCGCGCGGAACCCGGCGTCGGGCCACCGATCCGACGGAAGTTCGAGCAGGTACAAAGCGAAGCCGGAACGGGCATCGGCGCCGTAGACCCAGCCCGCACCACGTAGAGCGGCGCGCACACCGTGGTTTCGAATCCAGAAACCATCCTTCCATTCGTCCGTCTGCTTGTTTGCCAGGCTTGGCAGTGCCATGCACTCCAAATCCTGTTCCGTGCGCATCGTCGTGAGATGGCCATACTGAAATGCATCATTATATGTCTGATTATTATCCATCTGAGTGGATACCTTTGCAACAGCCACGCCTTTTGCATGAGATGCAGCGGAACTGCCGTTGACTGCTCTCGTTACCGTCAGCGTATTCGACACGACGGCCGTGACCGTCATCTGCTCATTCTCGACCTGCAGGGTATCGCCGACGGCAAAGCCATTATTGCCTGGGCCGTTGACAAGGTCCGTGTATACGATAGCCGTGTCACCCGTCGAAAGCCCTGCCGAATTGCTGATGTAAGCCGTAGCGCTTCCCGGCGTGATACAGTATTTCGTCAGCTGGTACACCGTTACATTATCCGCATGCGTGGCGGCCGTCGTCGACCGCTGCGCGCGCTTGCAGTCGTTAAGGACTGCTTTGCCATTGCCCTGGTAATTGATGGTGCTGTAACTGATCACTTCATCTTTAATTTGGATTAGCCCGGACGTCGGCCACGTATCGCCATTTTCCATGCTGTCGATGGTGATAGTCGTATCAGCCGCCGTGATGCCGTCGCTGTCGTTGATCAGGGCTTTTTTCTTGTGCGTATAGACGCCATCCGTGATAAGGAAATCAATCCATTCCCATACATTGCCAACAAGGTCAAAAATGCCGTCTGCCATGCCGTTATGACTCCACGATACCGGGCCAGTGCCCGTAAGTACGCGGCCCGACTGTACCGGATCCGGAACAGCGTTATGCGCCCAATCGTTCGCGTCACGATAATCGTGGCAGTTTGAATTGTTGCCGCGGATATCATGCCCCAGCAGCTTCGTCAGCAGGCACACCGTTGCCCATTCTTTCATCGTGACAAGATGACAGGCCTGGCCGTTAATCTTACGGTTTGCACACGCCTGTTTTGCGTTCGTCCAATCGATATCGGTCCATGCGACTTTTCCCGGCAGGGCTACAGGGATGTCCGTCGTGTTGTCGCTCGTGATAGACGCGCCGGCACCGATGCCGCGCGCCGACGCCGTTGCCTTTTTGTGGCTGCACTGATACTTGTCGATGAAGAAGCCGCCAAGGTTCAGGTCACGTTTCGGATAAGCGCCATTTTCGAACGTTCCGGCCGGTACCGTAAATTTTGGTACATATACCATCTGAGTCAAAGCGCCGTCATCTGTCTGGAATTCCACGGTACGGGTCTGTGCATTAATCTGCTCACGCAGCGCCGCAAGTGATAAATTCGAAATGTTATACATAATCAGCCCTCCTGTTTTGGCAGTGCAAACACTGTAAAATCTACATCATTCAGGTCCAGCGGAACTTCTACGGATTTTAAGCGCAGCTGGCCGTTTTCGTCTGTTCCGTCTGGTACGCTTGTATAAGCAGGGGACGGAATACGGCCCATGATCAGCAGCCATTCATGTGTTCCGTGGTCCGTCGAATAGCTACCGTCTTCGTCGATATAGACGCGCACCATTTTGCCCTGGTATGGCGTCAGGTCAATCGACCGCGCGGGAATCTGCTGCCCCTCAAATTCATAAGCGCCAATTTTAAGCACTGCCGTGTTCTCGCTATCCACTTCAAAAGTGGCATTTCTCCCATTGCTGTCGAGATATTTAAGCATAATGATTGCCCTCCTTAATGCGTAATCTGGTACCGGCCATTGCCAGTAAAGCCGCCCGAATTATAGACCGTGAAGCTGTTCTGGCTTTTCTCAATATAAACGTCGCCCAGATCGCCGCCCGTCTGCTCCGACGGCGTTACATACACGCTATAGTTCGTGTTGCCGATGCCGTGCGGCACCGTGGTGCCATCCGTGCCGCCATACTGGAAATCGCCCATTGTTGAGGTCTTTTCTACAGCACGAAAACGGGCGTCAATGCTGCCGGCGCTGCCTGCTCCTGCAGCTACAGCCTTATTCAGCGCGTCCGTCTGCGTTTTCAGGTACTGCGTGCGGTTTGCCAGCTGTCTCGGGGCCGTATTGACTGGGCCATCTTCGCCGCCCAAGGCCGGCGTGGTCGTTTCAATCTGGAAAATCCCCGTTTCCCACGTTGCTGTCTCTTTAAGATTTGCCATTTTTCTCTCTCCTTCTTACAAGTAGATTTCCCAATATCCAGTAATCTGCAGGTCGTCCTCTTTGCCGATTACGGATTTCCTGACGCGTCTGGAAAAGATTGTGCCGTCAGCGAAGAAAAGGCCCAGTTCGACAATATCCATTCCGTTGGCGTCGCTGCTGCCGATTACGAAATTAAACCGGACCTTTGCCTCTCCGTATTCCGTGGAAGAAATGGGGATGTATACGGCGTTCGTCAGGCCTTTATCACCGTCAGCCGCCGGCGTGCTGCCCGTGCCGACGCCGACGCGATTGATGGCGCCGGTATAGCCACCTCCCAGCAGCTTCGCCAGCTTAGACCGCCCTGCCGTAACAATCAGGTTGTGGTCGCTGTCCTCTTCTTCCAAAATGCCGTTTCGGTAGATTTTCAGCACTACCGCGCCGCGCATATGGTCAAGTCGGTCCCTCTCTTTCATGCCCATGCTTTTACCTCCTTTGTGCCCAAATTGGGCACACTATGCAACATAAGAATATTGGTCAAATGCTCTTGCCGCCTGCTTATATCGATATGTGCCATCAAACAGCATAGTGCCGTCATAATGCCTGTCCGTATCCCGCAGCAAGCAGCAAAAAGCAGAACCATCAAATTGATGATTGCCGTCGAAGCGCACCGACGTATCGCCGTCAAACGTCCAGATGCCGTTAAACCATCGGCCTTCTGTTACAGTCAGCCCTGCTGTTTCTCCTGGACCATTTTCGCCTCCATACGTCAAATCTCCGTCGAAAGTATTCTTTCCATCAAACTGTTCTGCATGGCGAATCCTGTCCGCCATATCCATGGCCGTTTTCTCTTCGATGTCTTCGATATATCCGCCGTCATGGTTCCAGCCATTAAATGTTTCTGCGCCGTTGAACACGATTCTTTCCATACGGTCCGACTGGTCAAGCGCAGAATTGTCCTTTTCGGTTTCCCTGGCAACGCACGATTCTTTTGTGGGGGTAAATACAAAAGAAAGGTCCGCTTTATCGCCGTCATCTTCATCAGCGTCAAACAGAACCGTCGCCGGCCTTGCGCTGAATGTCCATGTACCAGCAAAGTCTGCATGGCCGTCCAGATCGTTCGGCGGTCTGACCGGGTCCAATTCACGCATAACGCCGTCAAATTTAAACCGCCCGCCAAACCACCCCGTGCCGTCAAAGGCTGCCGGCGCGCCGAAATTCCAAGCACCGTTAAACGACCAAAGTCGTACTGTCGGATAGGTTTCTGCTGCTGCAGTCCTTGCCTGCATCCCTGACGTTTCTGCAGCCTTTTCATGGTCAAAAACATGCAGCTTGTTGGCCGTTTCCAGGTTGGTATCATCCAATCTGTTTTTCCCAAAGTTCCATTCCCCTGTAAATCTTCTGCCAGGTCCAGCAAAATCCAGCGTGACCGTATATTTTTCCGGTGCTGTCAGCTGGGGCGTCAATACAGACAATGGGTCAATTTCGAAAGAATTAAAGAAGATCTTGCGACTGTCGCCGCTCATATTGAACAGCCAACTGCCGTCAAGCTGCCGCCCCATAAACAGATTTGGTTGCCTTGCGGGGTCCTCATCGCCATCGCTGACAGCGTCGAAAAGCCAACTTCCGTTAAAGTGCCGGCTGCCGTCTACTTTTTCCATCGGCGTGAAGTTCCACGCACCGTTAAAATATCGCCCGCGCCATGGGTACAGTTCGTTTTCATACGATGCACAATCCAGCATGGCCATATCCAAAGCGTTTTCCTGGTCAGACAAATGCAGTAAGAACTCTATCTTTTCCAGCCATGAACGCACATTCTTGACCGTTTCGATGGTCTGCCGCATTCTGTCCAGGGTGGCTTTATCCGTCGTTACGTCTTCTGTGACGACCTTAAAGTAATACGGCTTGCCGCCGTACTCATACCATTCTTTCACCTGCGATGTATCGAAGGCTGCCGACACGACCGCTTCGACGGCTGCCGGCGTGCCTTTCATTCGATGCCAGGCAACTGACT